TCATTCACCTGCTCATCAGTGATGGTCTTCTCAGCTTCTGATTCGGACATCCCAGTGGACATGAGGTCCTCGATGAGTATCTCACGGGCTATGAGCCAGAGTTCCTTACTCATTGCTTTGCTCCTTGGGTTCTTCTTTAACCTCAAAGAACTTATCCACCTCGTGGGATACCTCGTAGTCCTCCCAATGTTTCTTGCGCGGCTTGGGAGGGAGGTAATCGGGGTGCTCCAAGGAAGGCTCTGTCTTAGTTACCCTACTCATGGTTGGCCTCCTTGTCTGCCACTTCTTCCATGGATGTTGGCATCTCATCACGTGCAGTTGGCCTATCCATGATGTCAGGAACCAGAGCAAGTTGCGCCCGTCTTATGTGGACATCCCTTTGATCTCTTAGGGACTGCATCTCTAAGATGAGTCGGTGCATCTCTTCATAATCAAACATAACTAACGGCTCTTGCGACGTGCTGTTGTTATATTTGGAAGGGGTTCCATCATCATAGATGGCCCCATCATCATAGATAGCAACCCCGGCAGAGGGGTCATTAGGATTTACAAATGTTGCGTATAACATATTTTAATCTCCGATTGAGGTCATAGGAAACTAACTACCTATGACTTTAAGTTGATCAGCGAGATACCATATACCCCCCTGATCTATGGGACGTTGCATCTCAGTTACCCCTTTAATCAGAACCTTGTACCACTTCCTTCCTTGCAAGGAAAGGTGCGGTGCGATGGGCTGAGAAGTGCAATGCCAGTATGGCCTAAGTTTATACCCCTTAGTCGGGTGGCTTTCCGCTTCCAACCATACCCCTATTGGTATGCGTCTTCGGCGGTTGATAAACAGTGAACCAAGAGTACCGTCTTTTCTCACTGTAAACAACTTGTATGCTTCTATCACATGACCTCCTTGAAGCGAGTGTCGTTGAGGTAACTTTGAATGACGCTGCCCATCTCATATGATAGGTACTCCTCTGGGTTTCTATCGCTGTGGCGCACCACAATGATGGGGTGTGCCAATTTCTTGGTAACCTCATACCCATCATGGATTGCACCCAAGCAGAAGTAGAAATCAGAGAGGTGCTGACCCCTGTCAAAGTTATGCTCCCAAGTGCCTAGCCAAACGCATCGGTCGCAGTCATGTTGATACTTAGGTTTGTTCATTAGCTTTACTCCAGTGTAAATGAATTACAGTGAGGGGGCTTGCGCCCCCTGCTGTGTAATTGGTTAACGTCCGAGTCCCTTCACGATCTCAGCACTGTACTGCTGAACAAACAACTGAGCCTCGTGTAAGAGCGTGAACTTCTGGTCGTACCTACTAAACCTGAGTTTAGCATCAGGATCATCAATGACCCACCCATCTGAGCGGTAGACCTGTGAAGACTTACCCGTTTTCCGGTCAGTCTTAGTGATCCACCGCCTATGGGGTGTCAGGGTTACCTCGTCCTTGTCCGACATGCTAAACGTGTAAGGCTCGGATGAGTTGTAGGTATAGTGACGATAGTCACGGGTCCATCTTTTTTCAATAATCATAGTAACTCCTATGAATTGAGGTATAGTACAACGATGCAGGATGCATCCTAATAGGGGCTGACCGAGGCCAACCCCCATACAGATACAATCTACTTATGCAGCTACTAGCTTGAGAGCCAGAGCGTGTGCCTGTCGTTTCATCTTCGCACCATCTCCAAGGAAGGTACGATTGAACCGATTGGCCTTGGATTTACCCGCCTTGGTAACCAACATCTTGTGGTCAACCATGTGGTTAACAGCTTGGGTAGCACCATGGAACGTCAAGACACGAGAGGGAACAGAGTCTCTGTGTTGTACACCACCCGGACCCTTATTGTACGAATCTACAATGAGGGACACCGTGTCCTGTACTTTGGAGGCTCTATCGCCCTTGTCTTCCTTGTCCTTATCCTGCAAGGATTTGAACTCAGTATCAAGGTCAGTCTCCGTATCTGCTTTCATAACGACACGGTAGAAGAACTCATTGAGATCGTCCTTAGATACGGTCTTAGAGGCAAGAATTTCTTGCTCATTGTCCATAGCTTTGTTGGCATCGAACAAGCTAGACAAGTCACCGACTACTGTTTCAGGGTCGTACTCATACCTATGCGAGAAGTGGAATATATCATCCGCATTCTGTAGTGCAAGTGTATAGGTGTTATTACAGACCACCTGAACCCGAACAAAGGCGACATCGGATGTGCCTGTCAAGTCATACGGTGAGGTTAGCAGGATATAGTCAGTGACATGCTCGCCGGCTACGATCTTGCTCTCCTTGGTAGAACCCATGATCCATATCTTTCTACCACCCTGTAGAGAACCCATCGTGCTGACTGGGACACCATAATCATTGAACAGTAGCGTTGATGCATCTACTACTGTCGCAACTTGGTGCAGGTGGTAGGCATTGGACACCCCAACGCAAAGAGGCTCGTAGTTATCACTCCTGATCAGAACCTGACGCTTAGTGATTTTTACTTGCCTCCCATCGGGGTCACGAAAGTACATCGGTCTTCGCATCACGTGATAGCCCTCGCCAAAGACTTTATTAGCCCACTCCATTGGGGTTGCAGTCTTAGGCATACGTTGAGCTACCTGATCTTCCGTTTCCCACCAAGGTGCCCTGTTATCATAGGCTGTTGCCATTCGTATAACATTACCAGTTACATCAATATTTGCAGTCATATTTAAAACTCCATAAAAGTACAACGATTACGAGTGTAATCTAATTACACTCAGGTACAGCGAACACTGCACCCTGTTGCCCACCATCCAGATGGGCAACGAGGTTAAGTGTTAGGGTAATAGGGCGTTAGCCTTCATGATATGGTCTAACACCTCAAGGTAGGCCTTGTCTGTTACCCATTTAGCACGGCGCATACGCTCCAGTGCTTCCTTGACATTCTGCGTCTTGCTTGCCAACCAGTCCCGTGTTGCATCTTTGGGTGGGTAGACGAGAGGACAAGACAGGAAGTGCCAACGCTCTTCACCATTGGAATACACCCTGACCTCAAACTGGGTAGAGCAGACACGGCGTACCCCCAGTGATAACATCACCGTAGGCCCACTGAAGTAATGCTCTGAATCAGGGTTATAGTATGGATCAAGTTTCATATTACATCTCCGTAGTTATACAACGTGGTTAAGCATGCCTCTTGTCAGGCACACGATCAAGTGTACGATCTCGCGGTTTCTTGGGGTGCTTAAGCCAGTCCCTATACTGAGGACATGAGTGCCCCCTTGCACAGATATTACGCTCGAACTTACACCATCGACAGGGGTTGTCTTGGTTTGACTCAATGAGCCACTCCAAGGATTTGCCTCGATCACCCATTAGAGTGCTCCGTAGCGTCGATAGTCTCTGACGTAGTGGGTGCAAAGACGCTCACTAGGTGGTCGATCATATCCTGTGCAGATATCTCAAGGATACGCTCACCAGTGTGTGCTCCATACCACACCAGTGGCTCACTACCACTGAGTCGCGTGAACTTATCCCACTGTGCATAGTTAGCGTTAAACTCAACGTGACCATCATACACAGTGAACACCATATGCTTGTTGCTAGGGTCAGTCATGACTTGTGCTCCTTGTGCTTCCACTTAGGAACGTAGAACCAAGCCTTACTGGCAACCATGCGCTCTGCCTTGTCGTCAGGTACACGCTTGATCTTGGCATTAACCACAGATTGGATGCATTTCATAGAACAATCTCCAGAAGTGAGTGTAAATCCTTTACACTCAAAGGTAGCGTCACAATTGACACTGAAATGCGCCCTGCCTCCACAGGACGCACAGTCACTATCAATTCAGAAGGATAAGGCCCAACAGTACAGTCTGGACGATGTTCACAGCCATCAACGCATACACCACACGCACCGGAGCGTAGTTCTGTGTGTCACCGTACAGCCTAGCCATTAGTGGCTCACCTTAGAGCGCAGTACACGCTCAGCCGGGGATTCACCACGACGGGCCTCCTTAATCCTTGCGCTAAGAACCGAGGCGTTACACGGAGTACAGCACCGTCCGTCCTTAATAGGCCACGCATTGTGCCCATCAGTCCAGTACACCTTACCTTCAGGTGTCATATGGTCATCAATGGGGCCATTACAAATACAGCATACTTTATCACTCATGGTTAATACTCCAATGATGAGTGTAAACGAATTACACTCGGTTGCCGTATCCAATTGATACGAGTCAGAGGCCAGTTGCCTAGCCCCTGAGTCCTATCAGCTGCGCTCTTTTAGCATCCCAATGTCTACCACTAGGTCAGTGAGCAGTCTGTGATGCGAGTCAGCACGTTTAGTGTGGATTTCGATAGACTTGGTTATCGCATTGTTGAGGATGCCCACAGCATCCTTCAGTGTTGCGATCTCTTTCCACAGTAAATCCAGTTCAGAGTATTGCTCTACTTGTGTATTGGTCATTGTATGCTCCAATTGTGAGTGTAAATGAATTACACTCGATTAAGTGTCAAAATCGACACTGGAATACGCCCCACCGAAGCGGGGCGCATAGCCACTATCGACTTACTTTGCAGCAAGCAAGGCAACTAGTATGTCACGGCCAATGTCCGAGTTCACATGGGCTTTCTGACCCTCAGCACTCAGTTTATTGAACCATGCAAGGTAGATTGAATCCGCCTGCTTCACCACCGGCGCAGACTCAGACGAGCCAGATTCGGCAGCTTTCGCTTTGGCTTTCACCTTTCGGAGCTGAAACTTGGATTCACTCTCAGTCCCATCTACTATCTTGGCGGTCATCTTGGCCAATTTGGACTCATTGAAGGTGTAGACCTTAATCCCATCATCATCCTCGGTTACATCTACACAAGGTTTGATGTGGTGATTCCAAAGGTTAGAGCACGTAGTCCGGCAGGCAGACTCAGTCACCGAGACTGTGTCCCCACCTTGCAGCTTGATTTTGTACACTACCTTGGCAATGTCACCAAAAAAGCCCATAGGACCTTGACGACCTATCAGTTCATCAATACCGTGAGTCCTAGCAATGTCTACCAGTGCAGTGTAATAACCCACTGCTTTGCCAGTCTCACACTTATTGGTGCTCTGAATCGCCGTCTTAGCTTCTGGGGATACTGATTTCACTGTTACTTTCATGTCTTAGCTTCTCCAATGTGGACACATACAATAAATACGGCCCACGGTAGAACAACAAGTTGCGAGTGTAAATGGATTACACCCAGTGTGCAGGGTCAAAACAGCCTGAAAACCCTGCTCCATATATTATACGGAAAGAGCGGGACCCCTATCGGCCTGTGGCGGAAGAACGGGGAAATAGTGGAACGATCCGTCCCCCGTAGTGGCGCGGAAAAACAAACACTCTCACACATATTGGACTTCCCAGAGATTTTTTGGGAAATTTTCTAGGGATTGGGTGGTGATGGTGGTGGTACGGGTTAGGAATAGAGGTAGGGTGGTCAGGGGTAGTGGCTAAAAATGCCGTGACCGGCCTTACACAGCCTCTCAGGGGGTAGTAAAGGACTAATTGATGTAAATAATGGCGGTCATCCATAGGGGTTGACACGTATGGTATAATATAGTTGGATACTAATAGGAGTTTATTATGGCACTTAATATAACAGCACGTGATCCCGGCCAGTTTTCTATAGGTCAGGGATGGACGGGCAATTCTCAAAATGATTATGCGGGTGTAAACTGGGCAGGCCCTAATCCTGCAGGGAATCCTGCCTTTATGGCTCCTACTATTACGGGCAATGAGGTACAGGGATTCCGATGGGGTTCACCTCCGGGGTATCCTTCTAATTTTGATTCCCCCATCCTGAGTAATAGTCCGCCGCAATATCATGGACAAACCAACTGGGCGCAACCTGTTGGTCCTTTTGAGCCATGGAATCCATCGGCCTTTTACAATCCGAATCCTAATCTGGCCGGAGCATCTTTAGATTTTCCTAATAGCAACTTTCCTCCTGTGGGTGTCACTACTCAACCTACAGGTTGGTGGGACAATGCGTGGAACAAATTCTCAGGCGCGATGAACAACGCTTCTCCTAGTAATATGGCGAATACAGGATACCGGGGCGGTATGGATGTAACTAATTACGGAAACGACAGATAATGGCTTGGGGTTATTCCGGGGGTTCTTCAAGTTATGGAGGCGGGAGTGTCCTCGATGGACCTGTCCTAAGTCCACGTAATGTTGCAGGGGCGATAAACCTTGATACAGATCATTTCAGAAGATCACAGGCTATTGAAAATCAGGCGAATGCCGGAAGGATGACTGCTGCTGAAGCTGATTTCCTGAAAGGGAGAGACTTTTACAGATCAAGCATGGACATTCCGTTTAGGGATGCGGTGCTCTATAGTGCAGGGATACCGACCGCATTTGGTTATCAGATAACCCAAGAAATGGGCAGGGAAGGATGGCCCGGTTTTTTGACGGGAGCCAAGGCTGCAGGAAATAATATCCGAGGAATGTTTCAGGGGGCCAAGGAGGCATGGACAGGGCCAACAGCCACTTCCGGGGTGGCTGCTGCCGGTGATATCCCCTTTAAGAGTAATTTCCCTGCTGCCCCGACTACTATCCAACCTTCTTTGAATTTTAATAACCTAGGCCCTAGTGGATTTATTGCTCCGCAGGAATGGGGAGGAGGCAAGTAATGGCTTGGGGACATAGCGGCGGATCAGATTCTTTCGGTGTCGGAAATGATTACGCAGGGTTAGAAGTTCCTTCAGGGCTTAGGGGCATAAACGAAGCGGTTCTTCCTCAAGCTGCTCCAGATTATGGGGTCAGCCCTACCTTGCAGAATATAACCAACTTCATAACGCAGGGTCGTCTTGGTAATTCTAGGCTAGGCCTTGATTTTTTTGGCCGTAGAGTAAACTTTGATCAGCCTTTAACCAAGGTAGGCCCCGGATTGCTTTCCACGCAAGGGAGTTATTCTCCTTATGGAAATAATTACATAGGGTTTACGTGGGGAGGCAGGTGGTAAATGGCTATAGGGCAGGGGGGCTACACAGGCGATAGAGACGCTATAACAGCTTCTCTAGCCGGTAATTTTGTAGATGACTTTAGAGAGTTAGACCAACTGTCGGGTATGAGGGGAAAGGGATATTTCACAGAAAAAGAAGAGAATATCCTATCAGCGGCTTTATCGGAACGGGCTTGGGAGCAATTCAAGAAGGATGCTAAATCAGCGGGGAAGGTTGTTCTTAACTGGTTAGGTGAGACAGCATTCGAGGGTTCCCAGAATCCTGCCGGGCTAGGTCAACGAGCATTAGCAGCAGCCAGTTATCCTTTCAAGACAGCGGCAGAAGTTTCTTTTGATTACATCAATCCTTATTCTCCGGGCGGTTATATGCACTCAGAGCAGATGCCGGAATGGTTGGGATTCCTAAATGAAAACGAATATATGCGTAGCGAGTTGGCTAGACAGCCTGCTCTAGCGGCTGCGCCTGCTTTGCTAGGCGGATTTGGCATTCCCATAAACAAATGGGCAGAAGGTGAAGATGTTAACAAAGGAGAATTAGTCGGAGGGATTGCCTCTTTAGCAGGGCCGACGCTGCCTCTCATAGGAAGAGTGGCGGGTCATGCCTCTCATAAGGTGGCTCCTCAGGCGACAGATCAGGCCAGAAGGAGTCTGTTAAAAGCGGCGGGTGTTGGTACTGGATTACTCGCCGCGCCAATAGCAGCTACTAAATTAGTTGGTGGAAAGGTGGGTACTGCAGCTAAAGCTGCCTTAAAGATTGGAACCCTGACATCAGCCCTGACTGGCGGTGTTATGGCCAACCTGAAAGGAGTCTTAAATAGAACGCGAGTAGGGCTACAAAGAGGCCACTGGGGCCAAGAAGATCATAGGGCTATGGAAGCGATGCGGAGGGGAGAAACACTCAGATCGCCCTCGGTGGAACATGACATAGGGGTTATACCGGGAAAGAATCTTAGTGACGAATTAGATAAGGCAGAAAATCAGCAGGTGATCTCTTTCTTTGATAGAGTGCTCAAGGAAGATCAACGACTGGGCGTACTAAACTTTATAGAGGCAACGGGTAGGGGGAAAACAGACCTGCCTACCTTGGAGGCGATTCAACGGTCCCCAGAGGTAGGTATTGGGCAAGTGTATGAGTTTCAAAAGGGAAGGCTGTCAGTTGTTGACACCTCCGATCACCTCTCTGTTGGAAATAGATCAGACAGGGGCCTAGATCGTCTTGATGCGGATGGGATGCCACTGCGTTCTTTGGATGATCAGGTTGATGCGGTAATAAGGGAAAATCTAGATGCTATAAGCAATGTGACAAATAAGCTCGACTACGAGGGTGGATACGTGCCTCATAATCCTGACCCGGGGGGTACAGAATTATCAGGTAGGGCGCATGAGTTGGTCAATATTAAATCTTCCTTCGGGGATGATATTTCAAATCAAATGGATTTTGTAACCTATCATGCAAATAAGGTAGACAACGTTGCACATGCTTATATCAGATTAGATGAGGGCAGTGCTCTTATAGATGACCTTGCGGAAAATAGCCCAGAGCATCTCAGGGCAGTTCTGACTAGTGTAATAAATGATGCAGAGAAATCTTTGGATGCCGCTCGGGTGGGCCTTAGAGAGGGTCAGAGTTTAGACGATTTAACACATATAAATCTGGCCACTGAGAGAGGTACTGTTATAATAGATGTACCAAAAGAACAATTTGTTATTAAGACAGCCAAGGAACTGTTAGAGGCCCTTGAGCCACCAAAATCTGGTCTTGGTAAAAGGGTAGAAATGGCGGCAAAGGTAAAGGCCAAGAAACAGAAAGAGGGGAAAAGTACTCTAGAGAAGATTCTTGATCCTCTAGGTTACGGGGATATAAAGTGGTGAATTATGGCAGCAAAGAATAAATTCAAAGAGATATGGACTCCTCAGAAAAAGAGGCAGTTAGAGATTCTGTTCTTCAATGGCGGCTCAATCATCGAGGCCTGCCATGAGTTAGGTGTGGTTAAACAGACCTTCTACAACTGGTACGATAAGTACGAGGACTTCAAGGAGGTTGTTGACTTTGGAAAGATTTCTGCAGAGTCTTGGTGGATTCAGAAAGGACGTGATAATGTAGACAACAAAAGATTCAATCATGCTCTATGGTTACTGATGATGGTCAATAGATTCAAGTGGCATTCTGCTTATGCCAAAAGGGAAGAGAAGAAAGAAATCATCAACGAGCATAAGATTGAAGTTAAGAACACTGTGGACGTAGATAGTATCCTCAAGAAATCAATTAACAAAGGTATCGAGCAGTTGGGCGATACCAAAAAGCAGGTACACTGATATGCCTAAAGTAGGAACCAAGAAGTTCGCTTACACTCCAAAAGGAAAGAAAGCAGCGAAGGCTTTTGCAAAGAAGTCCGGCAAGAAGGTAAAGAAGGCTAAGGGATACTGATATGCCTGTCTCTGTAGATGCTGTAGTCGGCCAACGTGGAGTTGATGCGGATAAAGAAGGGCCTGATATAGGTGATGTCCAAGCCCTTATTGATAAGTATGATGCTTCAATAGCCAAATCTCAGGCTTTACTAGATAGGGTAAGGGATGCTAATGAGGCGTTTACTAGAGGGGAGATAGCGACGGCAGATGATCAGGGCGTGATAGCGCAGGGGTTAATAAATGCTGCTCCTTCCTCTATTGTTGGGGGAAACATGCCTTCTGTTGATCGATTGAGTTCTGGGGAACAGGATAGGGTAGATGCTATATTAGCGTCTTCTGTTGGTCAGGATGTAACGTATGGACTTGACCCCTCAAGAAATTTTAATCCCACTCCATTGGCATCTTCAAGAGTTGGCCCAACGCAACGGCAGCTAGACAAGTGGTATCCTTCTCCTCTTGAGAGTTCACGACCGGGAGGTCAAACAGATGATTATGGAATGACGTTTCCAGTCGAGGTGGATGCTACTTACCAAGATAAGATTGTTCGTGATGATGAGTATTTCCCCGGAGCGGGTCTTACTGCTCAACAATCCCGTGAGTTGACAAAGGCGTTAAATTTAGATATCCCTAAGAAAGATAGAAAGAGCGAAAAGAAAACAAAAGAACAGAATAAGAAAGAACATAAAGACCATGCTATTAAATATGTGGAAGATGTAGATAAATGGGCCGCGAAAACAAAAGATAATCCACGCCTTGTTCAAGCGGTTCTGATGAGTGACCGTTATATAAAAGCATATGATCAGGCTAAGGGTACTAATAAGTGGGCTAAGTACGCTATGTACGCCATGAGCAGGGGAGTTGGTACGGTGGGTTCATGGCTTGAAGGTAAGATGATTGAGAGAGGATTATGGGATAGGACTACCTTCCAAGAAGAGTTGGACAATTATACAGACTCAGGTAGAGGAGTACCAGAAGAATTAGCCGCTGATCCTAACTATGTTCCTACCTCTCCAAGAGAAACTGTTGGGGGTGGCTTCTGGGGGTTGTTGAACTTCGCAAAAGCTAACCCAGATATATTCGGCCCCTTAAGCGGAGAGGAATTGTGGTCACTTGTCTCTGATCCAGACGATTTCTGGAAGTATTATGAGGACGGTCTGAATAGCACCTTAATCACAGGACCAGTCATTGCCTAGTAAAACAAAGAAACAGGCTCGATTTATGGCTATGTGTGCCACTAAAAAGGGAAGGACAAAGGCCAAAGGAAAATGTCCTCCAGTAAGGGTATCTAAAGAGTTTGCGCGGCATGATCGAAGAAAGCGTTCTAGTAAATAATGCCAGTGCAGAAGCAGCCATTCGGTTTGCAGAGTGGTCTAGAACCGCAGGTTACGAAGAATCTATCGAAGCATATGCTGCTTGTCATCGTGATCCTAATATTGATGATTCTTTCATTAGGACTCTCTCTCAGTGTGATCGTTACTATCTTGGTGTTTTTATCTGTAATCGCCACGATATGCTACATCCGTGGATATACGAGAGATGCAGAGAAGTAGAGAATGCTAAGGATAGCCATCTTGATCTATGGGCAAGGTTCCATTATAAATCTTCTATAATTACTTTTCTCGGATGTGTGCAGGAAATATTGTGTAACCCTGACATAACAATAGGAATTCTTTCCTATTCGGCTCGTCAGGCCAAGCCGTTCCTGCGACAGATCATGCAGGAGTTTGAGGGAAATGAGCGGCTACAGAACTTATTTCCAGACATTTTTTACGAGAAGCCTAAGCAGCAGGCCCCTAAGTGGGCTGAGAACGAGGGCATATGTGTCAAGCGCCAATCTAATCCTAAGGAGCAGACTGTCGAGGCTCATGGACTTGTCGATGGTCAGCCTACTGGACGACATTTTTCCCTTATTGTTTATGATGATGTAGTTGTTCAGGAATCTGTTTCAACACCAGAGCAGATTAAGAAGACTACAACACAGTGGGAGTTATCCTTAAACTTAGGCTCTACTCATGATCCTAGGTATCAGTATGCAGGTACTCGTTATTCCTATGGCGATACTTACGGTACTATCCTGCAAAGGGCTGCGGTAAAACCCAGAGTTCATCCTGCCACATACAATGGCCAGATGGATGGGGAGCCAGTATTTCTTGCACAGGAACGGTGGGAGGAGATAAAGAAGACAACGTCTACTTATACGGTAGCTTGTCAGCAGTTGCTTAATCCTATAGCCGGTAGCGATGTTTCCTTTAAGGATGAGTGGTGGAATGAGTGGGAAGTTAGGCCTTACGTTCTCAACGTGTATATCATGGTTGATCCTGCTCATTCTAAGAAGAAAGAGTCAAATAGAACAGCAATGGCTGTTGTTGGTGTGGATGGAAACTACAATAAGTTTCTTCTTGATGGATGCTGTCATAGGATGACATTATCTGAGAAGTGGGATTTCCTTAAGAGGTTAAGGTCTAAATGGAAGAGAGCACCCGGTATTAGAGAAGTAAAGGTAGGTTACGAGAGATATGGTGCTCAATCAGATATAGAACATTTCAAAGCTATGATGTCTATGGATGGAAGTAACTTCCCCATTTACGAATTGAATTGGGTTGGTGGTGGTGGTGCTCAGTCAAAGAAGGACAGAATACAAAGACTTGAGCCTGATCTAAAGGACGGCTCATTCTTTTTCCCGTACCCTACAAATGAAAAATATCTGACCTCGCATCAGATTGACTTTAAAGAAAGGAAGCAGGCCTTTCTGATATCTAAAAAGATTATATGTATAGACGAGGAAAGAAAAACTTACGACCTGACCAAGTGGGTTAGAGATAACGAGTACAGTTTATTTCCTACGATACATCCTGACTTTCTAGATGCTCTATCTAGAATTTACGATATGGAACCTATACCTCCTAGACCCAGAAGAGGGAGGGTTCTAGAACCAGAATTAGAAGCGGCTTACTAAAGGGGCGTTATGAAGAGATTAGTTATCAGTTTAATTATGATTGTTGCCATGCAGGCTTATGCCGGTCCCCCCGATGGTGGCCAACCGAGGCAAGCGCAATTCCTGCTTTACTGCCATCCTAGCGAGAATGATATGATCCTTGCCATTGCAAAATCCTTTGGCGAACACATCGCAATCACGGCAGATGTAGGCACCCCACCAAGGATGAAACTTCTTATTTTCCTGAACGAGGAGAAGAAGACGTTATCAATCATGGGCACATCAAACGAAAGCTGTCTGGTCTTCTCAGCGTCCAACGTCGAACATTTTGATCGACCTGCCTATCTTCCCAAAGAAGGCGATGAAGAGACATGATTCCCGAGGGATGCCCGTTGGATATTGACCCCATAGAAATAGGAAAGTTAATCCAACAGGTGGAATTCCTAACGACGCAGGTACAAGAAAATAACAGACGGTTGAAGGATTTAGAGAATCACCTTGAGAGAACACGAGGAATGGGACTCGGTATTTTATTGGCGAGTGTAGGCATCAGCGCCGGGGGGGCTTCAGTGATAACAAGGTGGATGAGTGGCGGATGACGGCGTAAATTTAAGCGACAAAACCAGTGTCGGAATGCCTATAAGAAATCTTATAGGTTTAATAGGTACGGTTTGTGTTGGAGCGTGGGGTTATTTCGGAATACTTGAAAGACTTAATGTAGTAGAAACAAACCAGATACTCATGTCTGCTGATGTAACAAAGAACTCCATCTTCTCAGAGAAGTGGCCTAGAGGAGAGTTAGGTTCCCTACCGGCAGATGCTGAACAATTCATGTTGATTGAACACCTGTCTGGCGAGTTTGAAAAACTATTAAAAAATATTGAAGATGGTAATGCTCCATTTGATAGGCAACAGGCGCTTACCCTAGATTTCTACCGACAGAGGATAGAAGCCTTGGAGAAGAAGGTAGAGATACTGAAGGATAAGGTTGCACAAATTAAGTTTGGCAATGGAGCGCACTAATGGAAGTAATGTTTGTATTGTTATTGTATATGAATGACAACCTAAAGGAATGGATGGGTCATTATGAGAATGATTCTGGAGAGTGGGTCGAGATGGGTATGTCTGGATGCTTGGGTATGAAGCGCACCCTAAAAAGAAACGGTTGGAAAGACACGGCATCTGGGAGGACTCGGTTTACTTGCGAGGAACGTATGGTCGAGTTGAAAATAAACAAAGATGGAAATGTTGTAGTGGCGAAGGTATTATGAAT